ATGTGAAGGGGAGATCCTTAACGACTAAGCAAAAAACCTACTGTAAGAAAGTGGCTGAGGGAAAACCATTTAATAAAGCTTATCGTGAATCGTATGACAGTAAGGGGAATCCCAAAACAATCGGAGTGGAGGTTAATAAGTTGAATAAAGATCCTAGAATTGCCCTAGAAGTAGAAGCCCAAAAACGGGCTATTGAGTTTCAATCAGCATATTCTGCCAATCAATTGAAGGGGATCGTGATATCTCAACTGACTCAGGAAGCATTAAACCCTAAAAGCAAACCCTCTGAGCGGATCTCTGCCCTTAAAGCATTGGGATCGGTGGCAGAGCTAGGGGTATTCGTTGAGCGTAAAGAGATAAGAACTATCAAGGATAGCTCTACTGCTAAAGCCGATCTACTGGCTAAGTTAAAGCTGGCTATTAAAGATAAGAAAAGGACTATCGATAGCGACATCAATTCTTTAATAGAAGAAATTTCCGACTCTAAAAAAGAAATTGCACAAGAGCCCCTGGTTGCAGGCCCACCCACTCCCAACCCCCCAAATTTGCCTGGCGCTCGGTCAAATATACTACATACTAATACACTCAAACAATTACTAGTCGAGAATGATTCTCAAACAACAGAGGGTGGGGGGTAGTATTTTTCTATGAAATCAATCACTTACAATCTATCCTTAAACGGTTTAAGGATAGAAATGGAACACCCCCCCCTTATGTTTGCATACAGATATGGTAGGGGGGTATATGTTTAATAGAAAATGTCTTTTTGCTGTAGGTGCCTATCGTTGGTACTATGGATGGAATCTGATCTGGTGGAAGATTGAAGGGTGTGAATGCCTTAATGGATTAAACGTATATCACCCTAAAGACCCGAATAGTGCAGGATTCATCTTAAGAGTGTGTAAGTATCAGTTTCGGCTGCGGTGGTCTAAAAGGATTAAGAAATGGTTTTGGGGAATAGAGAGATCGTACTATGCGTGATATAGCAGATATAGAGAAAGATATACGGAAGGTGTCTGATCTCCTTAATAGATTGGTACTGGAGCGTAAACTGACTATCCAGCAGATTAACGGCATACGGGCTTCATCGGAGATTCTGACGGCACAGGCTATGGCAAGGATGAAAGATGACAAACAATGGGAACTGGGAACATGACTCCTAAGCAGGCAATCGTATATAAGATCATAGATGAATGGTGGCGGATGTACGGGTTCGCGCCCTCTATAGATGATGTAATGAAGCATACTGGCGACAAAGGCCGAGCTAACATCCATCGAATTTATCAACTTCTCTGCGCTCATGGACATTGTAGAATGACTCCACGCAAGGCAAGATCCATACGCCCTGTTAGTCTGAGAATGAGGGACATCGAATAATGGATCTGGAAAAGATTATCGATTCCCTCGACCCGAGCGAACAAGCAGCCTTCTTGGAGGTGGCGGAGGAATACATAGCCTCGCTAGACCGGGAGGAGGCGCAGGAGGATTTTATTAAGTTTACCCATGCCATGTGGCCCGGCTTCATTGATGGCAGGCATCATAAGATTATGGCTAAGAAGTTTGAAGAGATAGCCTCTGGGAAATGTAAACGTTTAATTGTAAATATGCCACCCCGTCATACCAAGTCAGAGTTTGCTTCTTTCTTGCTGCCAGCGTGGTTCTTAGGAAAGTATCCTGGGAAGAAGATTATCCAAACCTCCAATACAGCGGAATTGGCGGTTGGCTTTGGACGAAAAGTCCGTAACTTAGTGGGGAGTGAACAATATGCAAGAATATTTCCAAACGTCAGTCTTCGGTCTGATAGCAAGGCTGCTGGTCGTTGGAGTACAAATAGCGATGGTGAATACTTTGCTATTGGTGTTGGAGGTACCGTCACGGGTAAAGGAGCGGATCTGCTCATTATTGACGATCCTCACTCGGAACAAGAAGCAGCCATAGCATCTAGTAACCCAGAAGTCTACGATAAGGTCTTTGAATGGTACAGTTCTGGTCCTCGTCAGCGTCTCCAGCCGGGCGGAGCCATCGTAGTCATTATGACAAGGTGGTCAAAACGGGATTTAGTAGGAAAAATCCTTAAAAGTTCCATCGAAAGGGAGGGAGAAGAGTGGGATGTTATCGAATTTCCTGCAATTTTACCCTCTGGGAACTCGTTATGGCCTGAATTCTGGCCGATTAAGGAGCTTTTAGCCTTAAAACAAGAACTTCCTGTCTCTAAATGGAACGCCCAATATATGCAATCTCCTACTTCGGAAGAAGGGGCGATGGTAAAACGAGAATGGTGGAGAATTTGGGATAAAGAAGAACCACCTAAATGTGATTTTGTTATCCAATCATGGGATACTGCGTTTACTAAGAACGAGCGTTCAGATTATTCTGCGTGTACAACATGGGGAGTGTTTTATTTAAACGAAAACCCCGAAGATCCCAATATTATTTTGTTAGATGCTCACAAAGAACGCCTAGAGTTTCCAGAATTAAAAGCAAAAGCACTTGAAATGTACAAAGATTGGGAGCCAGATGCGTTTGTAGTGGAGGCAAAAGCCGCGGGTAGCCCATTAATTTTTGAACTTAGAAGGATGGGAATTCCTGTATCGGAGTTTACTCCTACAAGGGGTAATGATAAGATAGCACGTATGAATTCTGTGACGGATCTATTTTCGTCTGGCAAAGTCTGGGCGCCTTCTCGTAGATGGGCTGATGAAGTCATGGAAGAGATGGCTGCTTTCCCAAATTCAGAACACGATGACTTGGTTGACTCAAGCACCCAAGCTTTAATTAGATTTAGAAAAGGTGGCTTTATCCAACTACCCAGTGATGAAGCCGATGAACCTGTAACATTTAGACGCAAAGCGGCTTACTACTAGGAAACATTATGTCCATTGAAAAAGCACTCTACCAAGCTCCCGTAGGATTAGATTCATTATCAGAAAATGAAGAGCCAATTGAAATTGAAATTGTAGATCCAGAATCCGTCCGTATTGGCATTGATGATATGGAAATTAAGATTGAACCAAATGAAGAATCAGATGAGGATTTTGACTGCAACCTAGCAGAATACATATCTGAAGGTGCTTTGACTGAATTAGCTGGTGACTTAACTGGTGATTATGAGGAAGACATTTCTTCCCGTAAAGATTGGATTCAAACCTATGTAGATGGATTAGAGCTACTCGGTATGAAGATCGAGGAGCGTTCAGAACCTTGGGAGGGAGCTTGTGGGGTATACCATCCATTGCTAAGCGAGGCTCTAGTAAAGTTTCAAGCGGAAACTATCATGGAGACTTTCCCCGCCCAAGGACCAGTCAAGACCCAGATTATTGGTAAGGAAACAGTAGAGAAGAAAGAAGCAGCTTCCCGTGTCCAAGACGACATGAACTATCAGCTAACCGATGTAATGACTGAATACCGCCCAGAACATGAACGCATGATTTGGGGATTAGGTCTATCTGGTAATGCCTTTAAGAAAGTTTACTTTGATCCTTCGCTAAACCGCCAAGTATCAATGTTTATACCTGCCGAGGACATCGTAGTTCCTTATGGAGCTTCTTCTTTAGAGTCATCAAATCGTGTTACCCATGTAATGCGTAAGACTGAGAATGAAGTTAAGCGTTTACAGTACGCTGGCTTTTACCGTGATGTTGAGTTGGAAGAGCCAAATGGTGTATTAGATGAAGTAGAGAAAAAGATTGCTGAAAAGATGGGCTTCCGTGCTAGTTCGGATGACCGATATAAGCTTCTTGAAATGCACGTTGACCTTGATTTAGAAGGTTATGAAGATAAAGACAAAGATGGAGAACCAACAGGAATTGCCCTTCCATACGTAGTAACCATCGAAAAGGGTACTTCAACCATTCTGTCTATTCGTAGAAATTGGAGACCAGAAGATGAAACCAAGCAAAAAAGAAATCACTTCGTGCATTACGGGTATGTTCCTGGCTTTGGCTTTTATTGTTTTGGTCTCATTCATCTTGTTGGAGCCTTTGCAAAGTCTGGAACGTCTCTTATTCGTCAGCTCGTTGACGCAGGAACCCTTAGCAACTTGCCAGGTGGCTTTAAGACCCGTGGATTGCGAATCAAAGGTGATGACACACCAATAGCCCCAGGTGAATTCCGTGATGTGGATGTGCCTTCAGGAGTCCTAAAAGACAACTTAATGCCCCTTCCATACAAGGAGCCTAGTCAAGTTCTCTATAGCTTGCTCGGTACTATCGTAGAAGAAGGTCGTAGATTTGCTTCTGCTGGAGATATGAAGATCTCCGATATGTCAGCCAATTCCCCGGTTGGTACTACTCTGGCTATCTTGGAAAGAACTCTTAAGGTAATGTCTGCGGTGCAATCCCGTATCCATTACTCTATGAAGCAGGAATTAAAGCTTCTTAAAGAGATCATTCGTGATTACACAACAGACGAATATAACTATGAGCCAGTTGAAGGTAGTCCACGGGCAAAGCAATCTGACTATGATTTGGTAACTGTAATTCCAGTATCCGATCCAAATGCCGCAACCATGGCACAAAAGATTGTCCAATATCAGGCGGTTTTACAGTTAGCTCAGCAAGCTCCACAGATCTATAACTTGCCACATTTGCACCGCCAAATGCTAGAAGTGTTGGGAATTACCAACGCTCAAAAGCTGGTTCCTTTGGAAGATGATCAAAAGCCACAAGATCCAATTACAGAGAATATGAATATCATTTCTGGAAAACCTGTAAAGGCATTTGTCTATCAAGATCAAGATGCTCACATTACAGCCCACCAGAACTTCTTACAAGATCCACAGACGGCAGCCATTATTGGTCAAAATCCCCTAGCAAACCAAATGACCGCAGCAATGCAAGCTCATATTGCTCAGCACTTTGGATTCAAGTACCGCTTGATGATCGAACAACAGCTTGGAGCACCATTACCTTACATTAAGGAAGATGACCAAGAGGTTATTCCAGAAGAGTACGAAATTCAGATTTCTCGTCTGGTGGCTCAAGCTTCTACCCAGTTGCTTGCTCAGAACCAAGCACAGGCCGCTCAACAGCAAGCTCAAGAACAAATGCAAGATCCAATTGTTCAAATGCAAATGCAAGAGCTTCAGATTAAGGCTGATGAACAAAAACGCAAAGCTGCCAAAGATCAGGTTGATGCCCAGCTCAAGGCAGAGCAGTTGTCTATTGACCGCCAGCGTGTTGAAGGTCAGCTAGAAATTGACGGCACCCGCCTTGGTGTTCAGATTGAGAAGGACAAAACTACTCTAGATCGTAAATCTGAGTTTGATGGCACAAAACTGGGCATAGATATGGCTCATAAGAAGCAACAAATAGATGCTCAGAAGGGTCAAATAGCTGCTCAGCTAATAGCCGCAGAGATAAACTCAAGAAACAACAAGAAAGGTGAGAAATGACCGAACTTGAATTATTAGTTAAGCAGCTTGACGACAAGATAGCTCAGCTTAAAGAAGCAGTGGTAGTTGGGAATTACGAAAAATTCGAAGACTACAAAAAATCGTGTGGCGAGATCAGAGGTCTGCTAGTTGCACGAGGTTACGTATTAGACCTCAAAGATAGAATGGAGAACTCGGATGAGTAATCAAATCGACTTAGGACAAGCGGTAGATTTAACGCAGCTGCTTGATAAGTCAAATGAAGAAAAGGCAACACAACTTCCTAAACCCTCTGGGTATCGTATTTTGTGCGCTGTTCCAGAGCAGGAAAAAGAGTTTGAAAGCGGTATCGCAAAAGCAGACGAAACATTGCGAATTGATGAAACTCTAACAACCGTTTTGTTTGTAGTAGATTTAGGGCCAGATTGCTATACAGATAAAACCCGTTTTCCTAATGGGCCTTGGTGTAAGAAGGGTGATTTTGTCCTTGTAAAGCCATACGCTGGTAGCCGTTTAGTAATACATGGCCGTGATTTCCGCATTATTAATGATGATACGGTTGAAGCAGTTGTTGACGATCCTCGAGGAATTAAACGAAAATAAGGAGTATACGAATGGAAAACTACAAGTTTCCCGATGAAGCACCAGAAACTAAGGTACTTGAAAATACTGAAGATTCTAACAACTTTGAAATAGAAATAGAAGACGACACCCCCCCAAGTGACAGAAACCGCAATCGTTCTGAACCTGAATTTGTGGAGGAGATGGAAAAAGATGAATTAGATGAGTATTCCGCAGAAGCCAAAAAGAAGATTGATGGCTTTAGGAAGATTTATCACGATGAGCGTAGAGCAAAAGAATCTGCCGAGCGTGAGCGTCAAGAAGCATTAGCCATTACCAAGAAGCTTTACGAAGAAAACAAAACTTTAAAAGGTCGTGTTAATTCATCTGAAACAATGGCTGTAGACTCATTTAAGAGCAATGCAGAGCAAGAATTAATTATGGCTAAGAAGGAATATCGAGACGCTTATGAGTCTGGAGATGCCGATAAATTGGTCGAAGCTCAAGAAAATATGACCTCCGCTAAGATTAAATTGGATAGAGTCTTTGATGCTACCCAAAATTTAAATCAACGTAGGGCTTTACAAGAACAGGAAAATGAGGTACAAATACCACAACAGTCAGAAAAGTCTGTTGTCCGTGACCAAAAAGCCAGCGTATGGCAGGAACGAAATCCTTGGTTTGGTCAGGATGATGAAATGACCAGTTTAGCTTTAGGGTTACACGAAAAACTCGTAAAGCAAAATGGTATGGCTTACGCTACGACTGACGAGTATTACAAGCGAATAGACGAAACTATGCGCAAAAGGTTTCCCGAAAATTTTGAGGAAGCCGCAGTAGACGAAGAAAAAAGTTCTCCTCGGACGAAACCGAGCACCGTAGTTGCCCCGGCAAGCCGTAGTACATCTTCGAAAAAGATCAAACTGAACACTTCTCAACTATCAATAGCCAAGAAGTTAGGTTTAACGCCTGAGCAGTACGCTCGTGAACTTTTAAAAATGGAGGCCTAAAATGGCTGAAAAAAGAATTAGTCGTGAAGTAGAAACCCGTGCAACAAGCGAGCGCCCTCAGCAGTGGGCACCAGCAGAGTTACTTCCAGAGCCTGTAAAGATTCCTGGATATAAATATCATTGGGTA